CTCGCTTTGCGCCATCTGCGCCACGGCCTCATCCATCCAGCGAATGGGGCCGGCGTTCTGCAGATCGGTCAACACATCACGCAGCGTCTTGCCGCTGGCGGTCGGCGCATCCATCGCGCGCGCCAGGCGGTTTTCCAGCTCATCGGACAGCTTGTCTTGCACGTCGCTCAGGTTGTCGAACTTCGGTGTCAGCGCATCGATTTGCTTTTGCACCTCGGCCAGTTTGTCGGTTAGGTAAACGATGCCGATACCGCTCGGGGCCGGGCTGCTCAGCAGGCCGTCAATCTGCTGTTTAAGCGATGCCGCCTGGCTCTGCAGGTCGCTGAGTTTCTTGCTGTCCTGGGTAAGCACATCGGCGTTGGTGCGCTGCTGCGTCAGCGCATCGCCCGTGCTGACCGAATCTTTGAGGCGGCCCTGGGCATTGATCAGCGCCTCGGTTTTCTGGCGCTGGTCTTCCAGGGTCTGGATGGTCTGCTGGTGCTGCTGCGCCAACGCGGCTTCATGCTCCTGGTTGGCCGCATAGGCCGCGCTCAGGCCGCCGACGGCCAGCGTCACGCCGGTGATGGCCAGCCCCATCGGGCCACCCAGCAACCCCATCAATCCCGTCCCCAGGCGACCAAAGGTCGATGCAGAGGCGCGGGCGACGCCCAGCGCTTTCTCTGCTGCGGTCTGGCGAACGAGCGATGCGGTCACCAGGTCTTCCGCTTTGGCGCGTGCGCCTGGTGCGGTGATGCCGGAGACTTTGGCGCGGGCGGCCTGCGCCTGCGCGGCAGCCACGGCGGCCTTGGCTTCGGCATATTCCGCCTCGGCAAGCTGCAGCGTCTCGATGCGGTCGGCACGCGCTGCCGTGGTCGCTGCAACCAGCGCGGCGACCTTACGGCCGCCCATCACCACCGCCAGGGCAATGGCGGTAGTGGTCAACGTGGACATGTTGCTGGCCAGACCGGAAATGACGGCTGCAATCGCCTTGGACGCGCCAAGCGCATCGTTGGTGCCGCCGACAAACTCGACCCAGGCGTTGGCCATTTCCGTGGCGGCGCGGCCGATGGTCAGCGGCATCTGCGCAAATTCCCGGTCAACGTCGCCGGCACCGTCTTTCAGTGCCTTGAAGACCACCTGCGTGGTGAGCATTCCTTGCTCAGCCATCGCGCGCAGTTCGCCACGGGTTTTGCCCAGGGATTTCTCCAGCATCTCCATGATGCGCGGCATCTGTTCGGACACCGAGTTGAATTCTTCCCCGCGTAGTGTGCCGGACGCCAACCCCTGGCTCAGCTGGATGATGGCGTTCGTGGACTCTTCGGCCGTCGCACCGGAGACGATCGCGGCCTTGTTGATGGTGCTAGTCACCTGCAGCAGTTCGGTCTGGGTCGCGCTGCCTTTAAGCGATCGGGCCATACGGGTATACAGTTCGGCGGTCGAGGCGATGCGTTGACCGGTTTCATTCGCCAGGCCGATGACTGATTTAAAGGTCATGCCGGCTTGTTCGTTGGACGTGGAGACCAGGCGAATACGCGCCGCCAGGTTGGTGTATTCATCTGACGTGCTGGCCAGGTTGGCTATCAGACCACCGCCTAGGGCAATGCCGATGGCCGCCGCCAGCGGCTTGAGCCGGGTCAGTTGGTTGCTCAGGCCATCGACGTTAGCGGCGGTTTTATCGAGCTTTCTGTTGGCGCTGTCTGCAGCACCACCGACACGATCGAGACCGGATGCTGCCGAGCCGCCGGCATTGCCCAATCGGGTGCCGCTTTGGCTGGCGCTGTCCAGGGAGGACTGCAGTTGCTTGAGGGAGGCCTGGGCGCTTTTTAAATCCGCCTGAATACGCAGGCGCAATTCCAGGTTGCCGTTTCCGCTTGCCATGCTTGATCACCGTCGGTATGAGTAAAACCCCGCCGGTCAGCGGGGTGGAAGGAGGGAAATTAACGCCGTTTTAAAGCCTGTTTAAACTTGTCGATATACCCCTTTAACGTCTTTCCCCCCGCGAAACTGGCGCTGCCGTCAAGGGTGTGGTGCATTCGCTCCGTCAGCTCTCGCTTTAGCGCCTGCTCATGGAACAGCTTCAACTGGCGGGCGGTGTAGTGCCGCAGATCGCCGAATCGGTGGCCGTGGTCGATGAGGCAGCCGAAGACCTCTCCCCAGGGGGCGGGTTTTGCAGCTGCTGCACCAGCCTGGTGAGCGCCGGGCGAATGGCGTTGCGGGTAAAAAAAGCCGCGTTGACGCCCCACCAGATCAGCAGCAGGCTTTCGCTATCGTCGCCGGTCAGACTGGCGACCCATTCGACGCTACGGCCACAGGAGACCGCTACCGCCTGCAGCACCGCATCCCAGTTCGCCCCGAGTACGTCATACAGCTCATCAATCGACACCTCGGCATCCGGCTTGGCGTTCATCGCATCCATGAACCCTTCGCTGATTGCCTTGAGCGGTTGACGGTGCTGCAACTGCTCGGCCAGCGTGTACTCATGCACCGTGACCTGGACGCCGCAGATAGTCAGCGTCCGGTCAGGTATCAGGATGTTCAGCTCATCCGTCATCAGACGCTCCCGACGTGGATCACGCGCCCATAGCGGCCAAACTGGGCATCATCCGGCCGTTCAGTGTCCAACAGCACGGTCGCGGTGGTTTCCAGCCCTGGCAACGAGGTGTCGGTATTGATGAGGCTCAACGCCGACGCCGGGTCGTATTGCACGCGATACAGCTCAACGACGACGGCCGCGCCGTTCTCTGCCAGGTTGATCCCTTCGTAGCGCAGGAACAATTCATCGGGCGTTTGGGTGAATACCGAGGTGTTAACGCTGCTGGCGTGCGTATAGTTGACGCTAAGCGGCTGCGTGGCCGGCGTGGTCAGGAACTCCAGCGCGCCAAACTTGGCGTCGAGCTTGTAATCCGTCCCCTCGACCAAATCGGCGATCGTCACGGCGCTGACGTTCTGATGGTTCAGCGTGACACGGTCGCCAGCCTGAATGCCTGCCGGCAGCGCTTCGCCGGTGATGGTGCCGGCCGGGACTGCCACTTTCTCGCCGTACAGCAGAATGGCCAGGTTGTCCGGCGAATGCTCATACCAGGTGGCGGTGACCGTGCCATCCTTGCCGGTACTGATGCGGCGCACGGGCGCACGTTGGCCGGTGTAGGACTCTTTGTGGGTGAATGAGTCCGTGGTGAGCGCAATTTGCAGCTCGCCCACATCGCCAATCCAGCGCAGCGATACCGCCTGGCCCTGCGCATTGCGACGGCCGAGGAACACCTTGCCCTGGCCGTAGTAGTAAGTTTCTGCGCTCATTGTTCCTGTTCCTCGGTCGGTGAGTCGGCGGAGCCGGTCTCGGTTTTGGTTTTGCGGTTCACGCCCGCTTTTTTCGCGCCGGCGTGCTCAATCAGCCACTGCGCCGTTGCGTCGTCTACTTCCATCTCAGTGCCGGCAGCAAGCGCCACGCCCTGATGGGTGTGCGGGCCGGTCAGTACAATTCGCCTGGTCATCGATAGCCTCCAATCGCGGCGGGAACCTCCACCTGAAACACCAGGGGGTAATAGCCATAGCCGGACTCGTACTGTGCCGGCAGGCTCTGATTGCTCCTGGCCAGCGGCCGGGTAACCCCTTCGAGCGGTGACCAACCGGTCAGGGCCTCGACGGTTTTCAACATCAGCGGGCCGGCTTCGCTGCTGATATCTGCGCCGAGGCCGCGACCGTCGGCGAAATACACGCAGATCACCACAGTCCAGAGCTGCGTCACGTACTGCAGCCGGCGCTGGCTTCCACCGGTGGCGGCCGTCGAGGTGTTGACGGTATCACCCAGGTACATCACATACGCCATCGGGCATACCGGGTTGTCATCGTTCATCTGAGACAGCCCGGCGACGCCGGTCACCTCGACAAAGTCGGGTATGGCATCACGCAGCCGGCCAATCAGCAGCGGCTCGCAAAAGAGATAGTCGGTTACCACAACCCATCCCTCCGGAACATGTTGCGCCCTGGCACAAACACCACGCTGTCGTCTGGCTCCAGCACCTCGCCGGCGTTGTCCAGCCCCAGCGATAGCCGGCCAGACGCCACTTTTTCGAGCTGGCGGATGCGCTGGTTGTAACGGGTGGTCACCGGTGAATCGTCCCTGGGGTTCTGATACAGGTAATAGCGGGTGATATCGCTGGCGATACGCCGCAGCGTGTCCGGCACGCTGGGGAGCGGCAGCAGGCCGCGCCCCTCCAGGTACATGTTGATTTCGGCGTCCGCATCCGCGATCGCCTTCTCCACCACGGCCGGGTCAATTTGCCCCGTTGCCGGGCGGGCGCGGTCGGAGATGCGGATGATTTCCTGCTCGCCGAAATCGTTCACCAGGTCAGCCTGCGTGCAGTACCCCATGATTACTCCTCAGCCGGAGCAATCCGCTTTATGCGCAAGAACGGATCTGCAGCCAGTGCTTTGAGCTGCTCAGCGCTAAACAGCGAGAAATCGTAGGGTTTTGGCTCGGCGGTGAACTCAACACCGGCACGGAAACGACGGCCACTCGGTGAGCGCACCACCTGGACGGTGAACCAATGGGGTTTTGTGTCCGTACTGACCTCTGGTTTTTTCACCGAAGAGCGGATTAAATCGAGCAGAATATTTTGACCCTCAGCGGTGTTGATAAGGCCAGATAACCCTGTATTGGCAGTATCAACAGTAATCTGAGCATCACCTGCAGCAGAACCCGCGCCGTTATCGGTGCCGTCACCTACAGCGGAACCCGCGCCGGTCTCGGTGTCGTCACCTGCAGCGGAACCTGCGCCGGCCTCGGTGCCATCGCCTGCAGCGGAACCCGTACCGTTTTCGGTGCCGTCGCCTGCAGCGGAACCTGCGCCGTTTTCGGTGCCGTCACCTGCAGCGGAGCCTGCGCCGTTCTCGGTGCCGTCACCTGCAGCGGAGCCTGCGCCGTTCTCGGTGCCGT